TGGTGAGGATATAACTGGTAGCAGCTCTGGTGCTGTTCATGCATTAAGGATTGTGAGTGAAGATCCTCCAGAGGATGGATATGCTGATAATGTTAATATAGAATCTGCTGCAGATGATATTTTAGACTTTAGTGAACAGAACCCATTCGGAATTCCATAAATATAAGATACTAGGACTCTAAAAATGTTTGAATATTTTTATAACGAAATATTGAGGAGGACCATTATTGGTTTTGGTACTCTATTTAATGGCATCACTGTTAAACAGGATGGATCACCATTAAGAGTTCCTTTGGCTTATGGACCTACCCAGAAGTTTTTGGCAAGATTAACTCAATCACCAGATCTTAATAAAGCAACATCTTTATCTTTACCAAGGATGTCTTTTGAGTTTACTGGATTGACTTATGATCCTTCTAGAAAAGTAACTACTACTCAGAAAATTGTAGTTCAGAATCCAGATTCTTCTACTCCTGACGAAAAGAAAGTTTATATGCCAGTCCCATATAACATGCAATTTGAACTTGCAGTTATGTGTAAATTAAATGATGATGCGTTACAAATTGTAGAACAGATATTACCATATTTTCAACCATCATATAACCTTACCGTAAACTTGGTTGGTTCTATAAAAGAGAAAAGAGATATTCCTATAGTTCTTGAAAATATTACTATGCAAGATGATTATGAGGGAGATTTTGAATCAAGAAGAGTTCTCCTTTATACTTTAAGATTTACTGCTAAGACATACCTCTTTGGTCCTGTTTCAGATGCTTCCAAGGATATTATTACCAAGTCTACAGTCAACTATCTTACTGGCACGGATACATCCAACGCACAACGCAATCTTACATACTCTGTTGTTCCTAGAGCAATTCAGAACTATGATGGAACTGTTCT